TATCCTGTGGTGTCTATACGCACAGGTGCAGGTAGTGCATTGAAGGATGCCAAGGCCAACTACGAATACATCAACAGCTTTGAAACTGTAGTGCTGTGCTTTGATGGTGATGAGGCAGGACAGAAGGCAGCAAAGGAAGTTGCTGAATTGTTTGGCAGTAAGTGCAAGATATTTAAACCTGATCCCTCATACAAGGATGCATGTGAGTGGCTTGCTGAAAGCAAGGAAGCTGCATTCGTATCCCGTTGGTGGGCAGCAGAGCCATTCATACCTGATGGTATTGTTAGTGGCACTGGATTGTGGGAGCTAGTGTCTAAACCAATGGAAGCAGCAGACTGTTTCTATCCTTGGAAGGGACTGAATGATATTACCTACGGCATCAGAGCAGGTGAGCTAGTCACATTCACAGCAGGTAGTGGACTAGGTAAGAGTCAAACCCTAAGGGAAATTGTTTGGCATCTGCTGCAGAACAGCAGTGACAACATTGGCTTGATGTTCTTGGAAGAGAGTGTGAGAAAGACTAGCCTGTCCATGATGAGCCTTGCTGCTGACACGCCTCTGCACCTGCCTACATCTGTGGTGTCTGATGCCATACGCAAGGATGCATTCGAGAAGACATTAGGCACTGGACGCTTGTACTTCTTTGATCACTTTGGATCGACAGCCATTGAGAACATTGTCAATCGTGTGAAGTATATGGCTAAGGGACTGGGCTGTAAGTATGTATTCCTAGACCACTTGTCCATCATCGTATCCAGTCAGGACAATGGTGATGAGCGTAAGGCCATTGATGAAATCATGACCAAGCTTCGCATGCTTGTGCAGGAAACTAACATTGCTTTAGTTATTGTTAGCCACCTCAAGCGTCCATCAGACAAGGGACATGAAGAAGGTGCAGCCACTAGCTTAGCTCAGTTAAGGGGTAGTGCAGCCATTGCACAGCTTAGTGACATGGTGGTATCGCTTGAGAGGAATGGTCAGGCTGATGATCCCATTGAACGTAACACCACCAAGGTGAGGGTGTTGAAGAACCGCTACAGTGGACAGACTGGTCCTGCTTGCAGCTTGCTTTATAACAAAGACACTGGCAGAATGTTTGAGATTGATGATGCTATGGAAGGGATGATGCTATGAAACAGTGGGATGGTCTTGATGATTCCATCATTGGACAAGCTTCCATATGGAATGGCAATGAGAGAGTGGAGGTCTTGGTCTACGATGCTGATCTAATGATCAAAGTATTTGTGGACAGAGATGGTATGTCTGAAGAGGAAGCCAATGAATATATTCTCTTCAACATTGAGGGTGCATACATAGGAAAGGACACACCTGTATTGGTGTGGCAAAGATATGATGAATGAAGCAAGACAACTTGGTTTATTTGCAGCAGAGATGTCAGCTAAGCATGCTGACAAAGTGCATGATGATTGGACATTAGATGCTTACAACTACTTCGTAACTTTCTCCAATGAAAACAATAGACCTTTTCTTACAGAAGAAGTTAGAGCATATGCTGAGGAGCAAGGACTACCATCACCACCAGATGGTAGGGCATGGGGTCATATTGCTAAGTCATGTGATAGAAACAAAGTAATTAAATCTATTGGGTACTCAGCAGCAAAGTCTTCCAATGGTTCACCTAAGGTGTTATGGAGGAAGCGATGAGTGATGGAGGAAAGGGACATACTCAGCGTCCCAAGTCAATAGCTGATGAAGAGTGGGCATCAAGATGGAATGCCATCTTTGGTAAAGACTCATTAGAAGATTACAAACAGTCGGAGAAAGTTAACAATCTCCAACAAAATGATAAGGACAAGGACGATGATCTTCTTAGACATAGAGACAAACCTGAAACATAACACCATATGGTTGTGTGTTACTAAGCACAGCACCACTGGTGAGGTGAGGCACTGGCGGGAAGCCGACAGCTTGCAAGAATACTTAGAGGGTGAGCAAGTGGTGGGCCACAACATCATTGGCTTTGACGCACCTGTCCTTAAGAAGGTGTGGGGTGTTGGCATTCCTGACAACACTCTGATGGATACACTGGTGATGTCACGGCTGTACAAACCTGACATTGATATTGTTATTCCTGAGCAGGGCAAAGCCCCTAGTCCACATAGTCTTGAGGCATGGGGCTATCGCTTAGGCAGCCACAAGATAGGCTTCACTGACTTTGATGGTGGGTGGACACAAGAGATGGCTACCTACTGTGAGCAGGATGTGTTGCTGCTTGAGAAACTGTACAGCCATCTATCAACAGTGTTGATTAAGGAAGAGTTTTCTTTACAGAGCATTAAGCTTGAGCATGAAGTAGCCTTGATCTGCCGTGGCATGGAGGACAATGGCTTCATGCTAGACATGGAGAAAGCTATGGTGTTGAACGCCACACTGAGTGGACGCATGTCTGACATTGAAGAGAGCATGCAGCAGGTGTTCCCTCCCATCGTAGAGCAGCGAGTCTCTGAGAAGACAGGCAAGCAGCTTAAGGACAAAGTAACCATCTTCAATCCCGGAAGCAGACAGCAGATTGCTGAGCGATTGGCAGGGCTTGGTGTTGTATTTACCAAGAAGACAGACAAAGGCAATGTCATTGTGGACGAAGCTGTGCTTGAGAAGATTGACCTACCTGAAGCTAAGCTTGTATCTGAATACTTAATGATACAGAAGCGGGTTGCTCAGGTCAGCAGTTGGCTTGAGCTAGTAGGCGATGATGGTAGGGTGCATGGTAGAGTTACTACCAATGGTGCTGTAACAGGCAGAGCTACACACAGTAGCCCTAATATGGCACAGGTTCCTGCAGTGGGTAGTCCATTCGGTGCTGAGTGTAGAGAGATGTGGCGTGTGCCTGTGGGGTACAAGCAGGTAGGTGTTGACCTGTCGGGCATTGAGCTTCGTTGCTTAGGCCACTACCTGAATGACAAAGAGTGGATGGATGAGTTGCTTAAGGGTGACATCCACTGGTTCAATGCACAGAGTTTTGGCTTAGTTGACAAAGGTACTGTGAAGGATGATAACAATCCTGAGCATAAGAAGGCTAGGAATGTCACCAAGACTCTGACCTATGGTGTGCTGTATGGAGCAGGGGCAGCTAAAGCAGGATCGATTGTTGGTGGTAACAGTAGCAAAGGTAAGAAACTTATTGATAGCTTTATCAATAACACACCCGGCCTTTCTGCCTTGAAGAAGAAGATATCTAGGCTGATGGCTAAGGGTCACCTCCCTGCATTGGATGGGCGTAGGGTGTGGGTTAGATCAGAGCATGCTGCCTTGAACACATTGCTGCAAAGTGCAGGTGCTATCGTAGCTAAGCAATGGCTTATTGAATCAACAAAGCTGTTGCAGGAAAAGGGAATAGATGCTAAACTATTAGCGTTTGTTCATGATGAAACACAGTGGGAAGTTAAGGAAGATCAGGCAGAGGAAGCAGCTAGGCTCATCGAGCAAGCAGCTACCAAGGCAGGAGAAGCTTTAGGTTTCCGGTGTCCAGTAGATGCCGAAGGTAAGGTTGGCAATAACTGGCGTGAGTGCCACTAACGATAGAGGTGGGTTTTTATATTGGAGAATATTATGAGTGAAGAAAAGAAAGCGATTAAGTTGAAGGCTGATTTGTTCTGGTGTCAGCACAACAAAGTGAATGACATGTCTGGTAAGTTTCAGTTGAACTTATGCAACCTGTCTGATGCTGCTGTTGAAGCACTGGAAGAGATGGGCATCAGTGTTCAGACTGGTGAAGAGAAGAAGGCTGACATGGGCAGGTACATCACTTGCAAATCAGAGAAGCCTATCCGTGTCTTTGATACAGACAATGATGAGATCACTGAAGCCATTGGTAATGGTAGTAAGGGTAAAGCCTTGGTGTCTTACTACTCTTGGACATACAAGAACAAGAAAGGTGTTAGCCCTTCATTGAAGAAGCTGGTTGTCACTGACTTGGTTGAATATGCTGCAACAAGTGGCATCAGCGCAGACGATGAGGATGTGCTGTAAATGAAAGCCCTGTTCGATAGCGACATCTTCGCTTATCGAGCAGCATCTGCATGTGAGGACGAAGACGAAGCAACAGCTCAGCGAACACTAGAGCGTTTAATCGTTGATGTCCTCATGTGCGGTGTTGATACCATCTATCCTGATTGCTTCGTGGATAGTTGGAGCATGCACCTAACAGGTAAGAACAACTTCCGATATGAGATAGCCACCACTGTGCCTTACAAAGGTAACAGAGTTGACAAACCTAAGCCTAAGCATCTAGCTTTCCTTAGAAACTATCTAGTAAAAGAATGGGGTGCTTCTATATCTGAAGGTGAAGAAGCTGATGACACCATTGCCATTGAAGCTACAAAGCTTGGTGACAATTGTGTCATTGTGTCTTTAGACAAAGACTTAGATCAGATTGTTGGATGGCATTACAACTTTGTTAAACATCTAGGCTACTACATCAAACCAGAGGAAGCTCTGGTCAAGCTGTATACGCAGATGCTAACAGGTGATGCTGCTGATAACATCAAAGGATTGTTCCGTGTTGGTCCAGTGAAAGCAGCCAAGATAATTGGGGACACAACAAATGAACTTGAGCTATACAACAAAGTGTTGGAAGCTTACGAGGGTGATGCTGAGCGTGTGTTAGAGAATGCTCAGCTTCTTTTTTTACGCAGATACGAAGGACAGATATGGACTCCTCCACAAGCTTAAAGCCAAACGACATTGCACTAATCCTTCGTCCTACTATTGTGGATGGGGTGTATCAAAAGCACTTTCAAGTGTTAGTCAGTGGCTTTGGTCCACTCACTATCAGTGAAGACGATGTGAATAACCTAATTGGTATGGCTACTATATTGGCAGCAACTGTACAGTATATGGAAGAAGATGAAGAGCTTGCTAATAAGCTTGTTGAGTATTGCGGTAAGATGTTTGCTAATGTTGGTGACTTCTCTTACAACGCAGACCATGACAGCTTTGGTGATGGCAGCTTTACCATTAACACCAAGACAGTAGGTGGTGTTCAATGAATATAGATGACACACTAATACAACGAGGCGTTAGGTATGGCAACTACAAAGAAGATGTCTCTAGAGTTTCTCAAGCTCTGAAAGAAACTGTTAGGTCTGGTGCTGAATGGAAAGAGATGGATGATGATATGAAGGAAAGCCTTGATCTCATCTGTAACAAAATCTCTCGCATTGTTAATGGTGATCCTTGGTATCATGACTCATGGCATGACATCATTGGCTATGCTAGACTGGTAGAAGAAAGATTGGAACGATTATGATTGCTGTTGATATCCACTTAAAGGTTTTCTTTAAACCTCAAGACCTACCCAATGTCTACCTAAATGAAGAAGTGCTGAGTGAAGCCATCACTGAAAACTTAACTGCTTCGTTGGAACGAATGGATGCACAAGAAGTGCTCTTTTGTTTCGTGGATATTGAAGGACTAGAATGAAAGTTAATTCTGTAACCATTAGAGAAGCAAGCAATGGCTTTGTTGTTGAGCATGTAGCTGAATCTGAGTACGACAAGTTCCTCTCTGAGTTTGTTGCTCTAGATATTGACGAAGCACTGGCTATAGCTAGGGATTTATTTGTGCATTACGATGCTGCTGATATGTCGCATATAGTAGATACACCAATTGGTAGATAAGAAAAGAAATGGTGGCGAGTGGACTGACTCTAGGTTCAGAAGCTTCGTCACCTCTGCCCTTCGTGCTGCGTCTAGGCGTTGGCCTCCTAAGTACAAAGCTCTTAAA